GTTTGACGGGTTCTTTGACACGATCGAGGAAAACAAAGGCATCGTGGCGGCAATGCTTGCGATCGTCACAGCTCTCGGTATTGCGTTCCTGGCGCTGACGTCACCAATCACGCTCGCTGTCGTGGCGTTTGCTGCGCTGTTTGCTGCGGCCGTCTACGCCTACAACGAGTTCGAGATCGTGCGCGACACCGTCGAAACTGTCATAGACGCCATCGGCAAACTGCCCGAAGTGTTCAGCGCTGTCAAAGACAACATCGTGCCGATCATTGCTGGCATGTTCCTGCCGTTTGGTCACGCCTTCGGCGCTGCGATGACAGCGATCCGCACGTTGTGGAACGGCACGATCGGCGGGTTCGGGTTCAGTGTCCCTGGCTGGATTCCCGAGATCGGCGGCAAAGAGTTCCGCATCCCGAACATGCCAGCCATCGAGGTGCCGTTCCTGGCCGACGGCGGCATCGTGACCGGCCCGACGCTCGCAATGATCGGCGAAGCCGGCGACGAAGCTGTCATCCCGCTCAACCGTGCCGGCAGCTTCGGTGGCGACACGTTCAACGTGACCGTGCAGCTCCCCGCAGGCACCGACGGCGACGACGTCGTGCGGGCCCTCCAGGCGTACCAGCGCCGCCGAGGCACCCTGCCCGTGCAAACCGGCACCCGACGGTTCTGACATGGCCGTCACGACCAACTGGCGCATCGAGGTCGGCTACTACGACAACGGCAGCACGTTCAGCACAACAGACTTCACCAGCCGCACCCTCGGCCTGACCGTCGACCACTTCACCGACCTCGGCGTCATCGGCACCGGCCAGGCCGTCATCACGCTCGACAACAACGACGGCGCGCTCACGCCGAACGCCGGCGGCACCTACAGCAGCACCGACTGGTTCGAGCGTGCCCTGCTGATCTGGTGCGACGTCCAAAACGACACAACAACGCATGTCTCGAAAGTGTTCGCCGGCATCATCGACGAGTTCGACGTCCAGGACGACGGCATCACCTCGACCGTCACAATCGCTGCCGTCGACGTGTTGCAGTCAGCAGCCCGGCAGCAAGTCCAAACGATCGCCACGCTGATTCGGACCAAACCCAGCGCAGCGATCGAGGCGCTTGCTGATCCCGACCAGCTGACCAACAACACCGTCATGCCAAACTTCGGCGAAACACTACGACCGAACGGCAAACTGTCGGTGTACCTCGAAAGCCCGGCGATCACCCGGCAGCTCTACATCGACACCGCTGACGTCAGCGCAAGCCCTGTCGGCGACTACCTGGCGAACGCTGTCGTGACGTGCGGCCTGACCGCTGTATGGCCCGGCGGATTCGACACCAACAGCGGCCATCAGCAGGTGTGGTGTGTTGAGAACGCACAACGCAGCGGCCTCAGCAGCTACACGTTCGCCGAAAACCCGACAGACAAAGAACTGCCATACCGCAACCTCGAACGCACCTACAGCCTTGACCAGCTCACCACCGCCGCACGGCTTGAACGACTCGACACTGGCTACGTTTCAACTGCTCAAACAGCCCAGTCGAAATACGGGTCACGGCTTCGCCAGTACCTGAATGCGTCGTACAGCGACACTGACACAATCGCAGACGCAAGCAACTGGGTGCTGCGCTTCAACCGGCCGAAATACTCGGCCACGAAACTGCAAGTCACGGCCTCGATGATCGAGCAACACCTGCCGGACGCCTACTTCGCCACCTGGTCGTTCCTGCTGTCAGCCGAAAACGGTATCTGGGCCGGCGCAACTGTCGACTTCACCCCGGCCGGCCGACCATCAGCAATCACCGATCACACCGTCATTGTCGGCCGCACGATCAAAGCATCACCGTCCGACACAACCGTCACGCTCACGCTGCGGCCGTCATCGTCCTACGGCACGTTCACGCTGGACACTGCGCTCGGCGTTCTCGATGTAAACATGCTCGCATGAGTAAGGTATTGCCATGACGTTTGCAAGCAAACAGATCCTGACCGCAGATGCTTTGAACGGTGGTTTTCAGCGTCAAACGATCATCTACACGTCGAGCGGCACTTTCACAAAGGCTTCGTACACCTGGGCACGGTATGCGCGTGTGCGTGTCGTCGGTGGCGGTGGCGGCGGTGGTGGTGGTGAAGCACCCGCAGCTGGCGAGATCTCGTGCGCTGGCGGTGGCGGCGGTGCAGGCTACGCCGAGTCACTGCTGACCGTGTCGGCACTCGGGACCAGCGAAACTGTCACGGTAGGCACCGGTGGTGGCGGTGGCGCTGCTGGCGACAACAACGGCTCTGCTGGTGGCACGTCGTCGTTCGGCTCGCTCGTCGTTGCGACTGGCGGCGGTGGCGGCGGCGGTGGTACTGCGGAGGCCCCAGCATTTGCAAACGGCACCGAAGGATCACACGGCACCGGCACCAGTGGCGACATTCAACTCAACGGCATGGAAGGCGACCGAGGCGTTGGCCTGATCGGCCTCGGCCGTGTCATGACCCCACGAGGCGGCGGCAGCATCCTCAGCATGCCGTCGCAGATCAGCTACACCGCATCGTCGGCTGCTGGTTCTGACGGCAACTCATACGGCGGCGGTGGCGGCGGCGCAGCCTGTGACGAAAGCGCAGCAGCACAAGCCGGCGGCGACGGCGCTGACGGCGTCGTCATCGTCGAGCTGTTCGGCGGCAGCGGCACATCATGATGGACCGGCTGCGAGCTCATCCGGGCCGCCTCCAGGCCGTCATCGTTGCCGCTGTCGCGCTCATCACAGCGTTCGGCGTGAACTGGTCAGCCGAGCAAGTCGCAGCCGTCACGGCGTTCTCAGCGACTGTGATTGCGTTGCTGCTCGAACCGCCGACCAGAACAGGACAATGACCCGCCTTGGCGGCCGGCCTCCCGCACCGCTCGTGCGGTTCGAGGAATGGTCCAAGCGTGGCCGCTGGTGGCCGACCAGCGTGCGCCAACCCGGCCCGGCCGCCGCTGTCGTCGTTCACCACACCGTCACCGTCACGTCGAGGTTCCCGGCCCAGGACGCGCAGCGTGTCGAAAACGTGATCTGGGACCGCCGGTGGACTGCCCGCTTTTCGTCGCTGCCGTACTCGTACCTGCTGCACCCTGACGGCACCATCCTCGAAGGTCGCGGCGTCAAGTTCCGCAACGCAGCCAACCGAGCAACCCGGCCCGACGTGAAACTGTCGAACGGCAACACGCTCAGCGTTGCGCTGATCGGCGACTACCGAGAAGGCCGTGACGCTGTCACGCCGGCGCAGCGCCGCTCGTTCAACTGGCTCACCCGCCAGCTGTCCAACGAAAACCATCTGGGCCATTGGCGCAGCGTTGTCGCACACGGCGCACTCTCGTACACCGAATGCCCGGCCGAAGCTCTCGCCGGCCTTCAACAAACAAACATCATCACCGACGTCGAGGACCACAAAGACATGCTGCACACCGTTGTATCGACCACAAACGGCAAAGTATGGGCCTGCTCGAACGGCAAAGCCCGCCCGATCAAGAACCCCGACAACTGGCTCGCCACGTTCGACGGCCCGATAATCCGAGCCGATTTTGCCGAGCACGTCGTGCCCGACCTTTACGACGTCATCGCCTAACATGCCGACATGCAGGTTTGGGTCGCTCTTATCACCGGCGCGTTCTCTCTCGGCGGCATCGCCCTTGCCTCGTTGCTGCAACTTCGCAACCTGCGCGCCGAGAACACAGCGCAGCACGGCGAAAGCCGGCAACTGCTCGGCCGGCTCGACGAACGCTCAAAACTGACGCTGGACCGTGTCGACCGGGTAGCGCACCGGCTCGACGACCACCTGGAGGATCACCACCGTGTCGAAGGCAGACCAGTTTCGTCAGACAATGGTGCCGAGTAGGCGGCCCAACTTCCACGCCATCATTCGCGACCTTGAGGCCAACGACCCCGAGCTGCTCGCCGCAATCGTCGAAGCGCTCAACGACGACCACCCAAACATCGCCATGATCCAGCGCAGCCTCGAAGCCGTCGGCATCGACATGGGCTACTCGTCGGTCGTTCGGTGGCGTGAACATGTCCTCCGCAGCTGAAAACTTCACCCGGCTCACGGCGCACCGTAACGGCCCCAATAGGCCGCCGCCCGGCTGGGAACCCGGCCACCTCATCAACCACGAGACAGGCGTCGCCGAGTTCACCGGCCTCGCCACCACCGAAGCGATCGACCCCGACGAGGCGACCATCCTCGCCGAAATGCGCCTTGACGCTGCCGAGTGGGCGATCAAGCCCGGCAGCTTGCAGGTGCGCAAATGGCAGCAGAAAGCCGGCAGCGGCGAGTGGTGCTGGTACTACCGCATCACCGCTGTGCGCCGTTCTAAAGCGTTTGGCGATCTCGACGAGCTGATCGGGACGCTGCGACGCCGCAAACGCTCACAGAGGCTGTCAGCGGCTCCTGGCGGGCAGGTTTGGGCCACGTCGGACTGGCAGGTCGGCAAAGCTGGCACCATCGAGCACGTTTTGGACAGCCTCGGCCAACTCCCGGCCCGCTTTGAGCAGTCATGGCGGCAGGCCGGCAAGCCTGGCGAAATCCTCGTGGCGTTCGGTGGCGACCTGGTCGAGTCATGCAGCCCGAACCATTACGGCGCGCAGCAGCTTTACAGCGTCGAGATGACCGACCGAGAACAACGGGCCGTCGTGCGCGAGGCAGCGATGGCGATCATCGACAAAGCCAGCACCCTCGTCGAAACCGTGACCGTCGCTGCTGTGCCGGGCAATCACGGCGAGAACCGGCACGGCAAACGTGACTCCATCGTCGGCGACAACGTCGACGTCGCTGCAATCGACGACTGCCGCTGGGCCTGCATGGACCTCGAACAGTACGCCGGCGTTGCGTGGGCCGTGCCCGGCGACGACCTGACGGTATGCGTCGAGGTCGACGGGCTGCGTGTCGGCCTGTTCCACGGCCACCAGGTCGGCGGGCAGGGTAAAGCTCAGGCATGGCACGACCGGCAGGCAGGCAATCACCGGCCGATCGGTGCCGCTGACCTGCTCATCTCAGGCCACTTTCACTCGTTCCGGTGCGAATGGCTCGGGCCTCGGACCTGGATCCAATGCCCGTCGGAGGATGCGGGCAGCCCGCAGTACGCCGAGACAGCCGGCCCTGGTGCACGCCGGGCAGGTTCCGTCACTGTCGACGTGGTCGAGGGCACCGTTGGTGACGTGCGCATCGTCTGATCCTTGACGAGTTCTCCACACTGTGCTTGGATAACACTCGCCCAACCGGGCACAGACTGGAGAAACAAATGAAATACGCACGCATCACCCTCACGGTGGCGTTTGAGGACTACGGCACCGAAAGCCTGTCAGCGCTCGACACCATCCTGCCGACGCTTCAAGACGAGCTGCCGCCCGAGGTGACCGTCCTTGAGTTCGACGAGCGCCCTATGGTGCTCATGGTCGACTACAGCGCCGAGAAGGCCGACCAGTGAGCCGCCTACTTGACGCCCTCACCATCGTCGGGTTCATCGCCGCCGGCGTCCTGGCCGTGCTCATGCTCGCCGACGTCGCCCTCGACCCGGCAGCCTGCTTTGGGAGCTGCTCATGACCGACCAGCTCGCACACCTCGCCAAACCCTTTCCACAGTCCCTGATCCAAAAGAACCCGACCGGCTTCGGCTCCTACGTCAAACACAGCGTGGTCGTCGAAAAGCTGCTGGCCGTGGTCGGCCCGTTCGACTTCCGCATCGTGCGCGAAATCCGCGACGTTGACACGGGCCACATTTGCGGCGTCATCGGCGAGCTCACCGTCGAGATCGACGGCCGCCTGACGACGGTGCAGGACGCCGGCGACTGTGAACGGCCTGAGAACTGGCCGCACGACGGGCAAAGGTTGAAAGACGCCTGCTCGGACTCGCTCAAACGATGCGCCGCCCGCATCGGCGTCGGCACCCACCTCTGGAGCGCTGACCAGTTCCGGCTTGACCGTGCCCTCGAACGCAACGCCGAAGTCGAGCGTGACGTGCAGCGCGCTGCCCGACAGGACTTTCTGCGGGAACGTGAGGAACGGCTCGAACAGCAGGACGGTGCAGCATGATCTGTCACAACTGCGGCGGCGAAGGCAGGCACATCGCCTGGTGCGACCAGTACCGGCCTCAGGTGATCTACAGCAACACGACACCGAGGGCACGCAACACCGACCCGACAACGTCGCATCAGGCCGCTGCCACGATCACCCGCACAACCGTGACCGACACGCAACGCATGATCCTCGACGCGCTCCAGGCGCACGGCCCGCTTACCGACGAACAGCTGTGCCAACGCATCGCCGAGATCGAACGCAAACCGGTATCGGTGTCCGGCATCCGTACCCGCCGCAGCGAGCTCGCCGCCGACGGCCGTGTGATCGACACCGGCGACCGGCAACCAACACGAGCTGGCCGGCAAGCGATCGTCTGGGGGCTGACATGAAGAAAACGCTCGGCATCAATGTGTGGCCGGCTCGTGACTTCGATGCCGAGTTCATGGTGTACGAGCTCGAAGTCGAGACACCGTGGTGGCAGCTGACGCAGCGCGTGCACTTCCACGACCTGCCGGCTGCGATCAAAGAGGCCGTGGACGCTGTCGTGGCGAACGAGGCACCGAAACCGTGAGCTGGTGGACCATTTGGGGAATCATGGCCGCTGCGCTCGTTGTGCAAGCTGTCGGGCTGCTGTGGCTGCTCGTGTCGCAACGTCGTGACCGAGGCTGAGCTTCAGCAGCTGCTGACCGACGCCGCCGAGCTCAACGGCTGGCTCGTGTTTCACGACAACGACAGCCGCCGCAACGTCGCCGGCTTCCCCGACATGGTCTGCGTACATGGTCGCCACGGCCGTGTCCTGTTCCTTGAGCTCAAATCCGAGACTGGCCGTGTTCGACCCGAACAGCACGTTTGGATGGACGCACTCAGTCGCACACACACCGTTTCAAGCGCAATCATCAGGCCGCAACACGTCGACCAGGTGATCGACTACCTGAAAGACCCAAACGAAAAGGGGAAGAAGCAATGACCGATTGGAAGCCCGCATGGGAAACTTGGGATTGGTTCGCCGAAGTGCTCGCCGCTGACGAAGAGGCCCGGCTGCGCAAAGAACGCACCGACCGAGCAAAAACCGAACTGACCGACCCGCCGAAGGCCCGCAGCCACGCCGAACGCATGCAAGCCGCCCGAGGCGTGCACGTTCACGGCGACGACATGCGCACCGCCAGCAGCGACCGCCGGCGCATCGTGAAGCATCGAGACGGCGATGAGTAGCGGCGGCGTGTTCTTCGTCGTCTTGGCCGGCCTCGTCGTGCTGACGTTGTTCTGGGGCTGGCTGTACGTCAAATGGCAGGTTGAGCACGGCGAACCGTGGCGAGAACGCCAAGCCATCGAGGAGTTCGGCCCGCTGTTCGACCTCGAACCCAGCAAAGACCACATCACCCTCGACCGGTCGGCGCAGCGGCTGCGGTACGTCACCGACTGGGACGAAGTCCGAAAGAAGGCAGGCCGATGACCCTCGAATGGTGCACAAAGTGCGGGCACTACTACAGCGAACCG